GACGTTGGGAAACACAACAAGGCGGTGAATACTTCGCAGCCGGTGTCGGTGGAGCAATAACGGGTCGTGGTGCAGATTTATTAATTATAGACGATCCACACTCGGAACAAGATGCAATGTCAAGAACAGCATTAGAGTCAGCATACGAATGGTATACATCAGGTCCACGACAACGTTTACAGCCGGGTGGCAAGATTGTTCTAGTTATGACTAGATGGTCTACAAAAGATTTAACAGGTATGTTAATTAAAAATCAAAGTGAGGCAAAAGCAGATCAGTGGGACGTGGTCGAGTTTCCAGCAATCATGGACCATGGACCAGTGTGGCCAGAATATTGGAAGCAAGACGAACTAGAAAAGGTCAAAGCAACATTACCCGTTGCTAAATGGAACGCACAATGGATGCAAGAACCAACGTCAGAAGAAGGTGCCATATTAAAACGTGAGTGGTGGAGAACTTATGATAGCGAAGATATTCCACAACTACATCATGTTATACAATCTTACGATACAGCATTTTTAAAAAAGGAGACAGCAGATTACAGTGCCATTACAACCTGGGGTGTTTTCTATCCGGACGAAGACTCCGGTGCTAATTTAATATTATTAGATGCTATTAAAGGTAGATACGAGTTTCCAGAACTAAGACGTCTAGCCTTAGAACAATATAAATACTGGCAGCCAGAATCTGTTATTGTAGAGGCAAAAGCATCAGGTCTACCACTGACATACGAGCTGAGGAAGATGGATATACCGGTTGTAAACTTCACACCCTCAAAAGGAAACGACAAGCACGCACGTGTGAATGCTGTT